CAGGGTGGCCTGGAGGTAGACACGGTGGATCAAGTCACCATTACGAGAGATGGTGCACTGAACCTTCTTGCCGAAGTTCGCAGTACCAGAGAAGGTCTGCTCGATGGCCTCCATGGCGAAGTTGGTGTGGCGACGGTAAACCACCTTGAAGAAGGTGATCTGAGGGTTGCCGGTAAGGTAGATATCTTGTGCGCCATAAGCGACGAGTTGCATTAAGCCTCCTGATCCCATGGTTTATATCTTGCCAAAAGAAAAAAAATTTTGCCAACTCCGGGAGTTTTCTGAAAAATGACAGAAACACTCCGGGGACACCTTTACAACAAATAGACCGCACGTCACATTTCACTGCGTATCGGATTTCCCTATCATTTAAACATGTTTTTGATACAACACATTAGACAATGTCACATGTGTCCCTAGACCAGTTATTGTGTAAGGAAGAAATTCCTACACAAACAAAAGTAGCAAAAGTGACTGAAAGTGCAAAAACACTTGAATCTCTTCATTCACAGCAACTTTCCACATTCGCCGAAGAAAAAAACAATCTTCCTGAGTTGCGTGCAAAACTAAAGGCCATGAAACAAGAACTTGCAATAGCGGAACGAGATTACACCAGTCCCCACATCCTTGCTCAAGTCCATGATATTCAGACGCTCATGAAACATAGTCGCCTTGAAACACAAATTCAAGAATTAGAAACAAAAATTGCTGGTCTGGAAAGTGGAAGCACAGTAGCCGATTACTTTTTACGAGTGGGTAACATTCTATTCTCATACACAGACGCCCAGGAACGTATAGCAGCTGGCGAGGCTCCCTATGACCCCAGCCCGACTAAGAAAAGCCGTGTGCCCTCCAACAGCGTGTGTGCGTACTTTACGGCTACCCCTGAAGTCGATTCTGTCAACAAACTCGTGGTTCAAGAGGTGAAAACAGCGAAAACAGCCAGCAATCTTGACAACACCATGGGCTTCAAACGAGACAAAGCCCTTGAAACCTATATGCACGCATTAGATCCCGATGGAACAGGAACGGATGTGGCCATCGCGAACAGTATGGCCGAAGACTTTGGAAACTGCCCCATTTGCGACACCGAAATGTATTTTAACGACACCTTTCTGGACTGTCCTCAATGTGGTCACCGCGACATGATTCTTGTAGATTCCGAGAAACCCTCGTACAAAGATCCTCCTCGCGAAATGTCGTATTATGCTTACAAGAAAATCAATCACTTGAATGAGTGGTTGGCCCAATTTCAAGCCAAGGAAACAACCGAAATTTCCGTAGCTATTCTGGATCAGATTAAGCCAGAACTTCGCAAAGAACGCATCACGGATATGAGCAAGGTCAAGCCCTCCAAACTCAAGGAGGTCATTAAGAAGTTGAAACTTCATCGATGTTACGACCACGTGGCGCACATCTTGAATCGTCTGAACGGTGTATCGGCTCCTGTACTTTCAAGAGAGGTGGAAGAGAAACTCCGCTTCATGTTTAAGGAAATCCAGTTTTCCTTCGTCAAGCACTGCCCAAAGAAACGCAGCAACTTCTTATCCTATTCCTTTGTTCTCTATAAGTTCTGCGAACTCTTGGAACTCGATGAATACCTGCCTTGTTTTCCGTTGTTGAAAAGCCGTGAGAAACTGTATATGCAGGATAAGATTTGGCAAAAGATCTGTGAAGACATGTCGTGGGAGTTTATACGCACCGTCTAATTTCCACAGGGTGAATAGAATCTATGGCTGACATTACAGCGCCTCCCTTACTCATTCGGCCAAAAGCCACCGATAGAACCCTTCAGTTCTATTGGTATCCGCCTGCTAATATTGGTACAGGGGCTTCCTTCGTTTCCACTTACACAATCACATTGACCGATGCAAGTGGCGGATTTCCACCCCTTAGCACCCTCACAGTTAACACCCCCTTCGCAACGTACGCTGGATACACAACCGCTATTCTATCCTCCATGACGAATGGCATTAAATATACATACGGAATTACTGCGCAAAATGATCTCGGATATTCAAGTCCCACCACACTGTTTCGCCGTGTGGCCCCCGGCTTCAAGCCACAACAAGTGGCGTCTGTAGCAGCATATCCACAATCCGCCACATCAGCTCTTATCACATGGGTATCTTCAGGGGTCGTTGCGACTCCTCCCATAGAATGGTTTGTAGCCAAAGCCATCAGTTCTAATGGCGGAGATCCAATCTTGGCTCGCAGTCAATATTCTTACCTGAGTAATGTGCTGATTTCGTCATTGAATGCAGCCTCACCCTACAGATTTTATGTATATGCAGTGAATGATCCTGGATACAGTATTCCTGTCTTTACACCTTTTCTAACCATTCCCAACGTAAATACCAACGACTTGATTGTTTATTTGTCTGCAGAATCGTATCCTGGATATGGTCTCTGGCATGATCGAAGTGGAAATAATTACAACGCTGCTATTGAAAATGGTACAGGAACCTTGAATGCTGCTGGCAACGGCCTTGTCTTGAACGGCTCCACCAATTGGCGCTTTCCCCCCACCGGTCCCAACGGGATCGGTTCCTATTCTACTTATACAACACAGGTGTGGTTCAAACAAACAGCAAGTCAAACAGCCAATGCAGCAATTGTGACAGAAACACTGTCAGGATCTACCATAAACATGGCCCTATATTCTCCTGCTGGGGGCAGTATTTACGCTGGTGGATTTTACAGCAGTTTGTCGTATATTGGCAAACCCTATACATACGCAAATAACGAATGGCACAACATGGCGATCACATGGAATGGCTCGGCTCTTACAACCTATATTGATGGATATTCGATTGGGTCTTCCAATTACTCCGCTAAAGCATCTTCTGCGTTAAACAAATACTATCGCATTGGTCGTGGATGGAATAGTTCCAGCTATATTACAGGTGAAATAGGCCAAGTCCTCATTTACGGACGCGCGTTGTCTGGTACAGAAGTCTTACAAAACGTGTCGTCTTACGCCTATAAATATCCTGTGGCTGTACAAAATGTTCAATTATCAACATTAACCCCTACAGCAACCTCCTTGACCGTCACGTGGGACGAAGTACCAGACACATTTGATGTACAAGTAACCTTTTACCAAACATCTGCAAACGGTGTCTTTTTAAATGCAAGTACGATTGCGGTCTCAACCATTGTATCACCCCCAGCAAAATCAAACACCCAAACAGTACCATTGCACCAAGGGTATTATTATTTTGGAACAGTTGGATTAATCGGTGGAACGCAGTATTCTTCTGCTACCTCTTATTATGATTATCCCACAATTCAATCAGCAATTATGACGGATCTGACCTTATATTCTGGAGACATGCGTGTAAATTTTTCAACAAATGGATCCTACAGCACAACTGCGCAATTCTATTCAAATACTACAAATTTGAATACTGGTCGCACAGCACTTAGCACTTTGGTGTATGTTGATCCTGGTGCACGATTCGCTGCCTTATCCACTTTGAATTATCCTTTACTCCCAAATGTGTGGTACAGTGCAGATTTAAATGTACTCGATGTCAACAGGGCTTTTTCAGCAAGTCCAGCAAAAGTTTCAACACCTGTGTATGCTCCTTTTACCTTGAGCAGTCTTGTGTCTCAAGCACCTTCTTTGACAGCATTCTGGACATCATCACCACCTTATCCAGCAGATATCCAATTCTATGTAGCAAACTCTGCGAATCCTACAGGTGTATTTAGCACCTTGGGTCCGCTGCTACATACAACAAATAGCAGTATTTCTTCTATTACATACAACACAACAATCAGCACAGGTTCTTATTATTTTGCTGGAATAACCTACTCCACTGGAACAATTGCGAAGTTCACCTCAACACTGATAGGCCCTAATCCACTTAGTAATGTAACTATTTCATCTCTTACCTACCAATCTCATTCCCTTACAGGCTCCTTCCAAATCACACCTTCAGCAAATGTATATCTTGATTTCTATAGCACCGCTACGGCTGTGAGCACAGGTGGCTCCTTAATCAGCACTGTATTAGTTGCTGCTGGTTCTGCTTCGAATGCCACCATTGATGTTCAGCCGTATGATAGAGCTTACTACTATATTGTGGGCCGATCTGCAGGACAACCAGATGTTACAACTTCAAGTGCCACGAAAGGTCTCAATCCTATCTCCTCTCTCTATCTCAGCACTCTCACGGCTTTTGCAAGCTCGCTCACAGCAAAATGGGTCGTTGCGTACAACTCGTCTATCAGCCTATCCTTCTATTCCACAAATGTGACAACGGCTACTGGAGGCGGTTTAATCAGTACTATCACAACGGACGCCGGAACAAGCACTGTCTCAATTGGAGTTACACCTTATGCGTCCACACTCTATTATTTGACTGGAACCTATACAGGCGAACCCACAGTATCCACCATCAGTTCGATTGCGATGCCATCTCCCATCACGAATGTTAGCATGGATCAATTAACCACTGATAGTACAGACTTAAGTTGTTATTGGT